AGTCACAGTTGCAAGCACAAACATCAGCCAAAGGGTAATAAATGTAATGTTCACAAATCCATTTCTTTAATTGGTCTTTCAATACCTCAACTTGGTTTCTCAAGTGTTGGCTTACATAAGTCATGTCCTTCAAGTCCAAGCTGTCAGAATTGTCTGATTTGCCCTTTGTCACACCTACCTCTGATATATGAGACCAAATCATTGGTAGAGCCTCATATACTGTTGCAAATGCAAGATACTGCCATAATCCACCTTCTGTTAGTAGTGTTGCGTTGGCTTCTGACACCTCATTGTTCTTAACTTGTTCTTCGATTTCGTCAAAGAGTTCATATCCAATGAGAGGTTTAACCCAAATCTTCTCTGCAACTGGTATGTAGTTCTTCACCTCTGTCATATTGTAGTTCAATGGGATAGGTGAGTACTGTTTGAAATATTTCTCATTAATAATCATATTAGTTCACTTTTTGCTCTTCAACGTTATTTTCATCCTCTTCAACACCATTGGTTGAGGTTCTTTCCTTTACATCAGCATCATTTCCGAAGTCATTGAATGAAAGAGGTTTCATCACAATCTCAGTATCAATGCCGTTCATCTTAAGCATCATATTCAAGGTCTTGATGACAGCCATACGGTTATAATTACCAGTCAATTTGTTATACAATTGATATGATACCTCAAGCTTATCTGCTTCACTTGCGAAACCACTGTTAGATATGTCTGGCATTCCAATCAATGCTGCATTTGGTATCTGATGTGCCTCAAGGATTCTATTGATTGTTCTCTGGTTTGCATCAGCATAGAAGTTGAAGCTTCCTTGGTTCTTTGCAAATGGTGTATATTCAACACCCTTGTCCTCAATGTTATTTCTGAATGTCACCATTACACTGTTGGCATTCTCACTGCCTTGGAACATCCTTGTGATATTAGCAATGATTGCTTGTCTTTCCTCATCCGTTTCAACCTCTGGGAGTGTCAATACACCACTTGGGGTAAAGCCATTGACAATGTTCTTAAGGTCATAGTTTGTGTACTCTATTTCGGCTTGTATTGCCTTAATTGCAGCAGCATAGTGGGGTTGGGTGTAATATGTCATTGTTGGTGAATATGTACGATATACATAGAGATATGGCTTTCCCTTATCAATTTTGAAATCATCCCTCATGTCGAATGCATCAATTGCAAAAGGAGGGTTCTTTGCTGTTGCAGTCCAATCGTTACATATCCAATAGCTTGTTATCTGTCCATCCTCGTCATACTCACTCCAGCGCACCTTATCAAGAGGCATGTGCCAAAAGCTGAATGTCTTTCCATCCTTGTTCATGATGATTTGGAGAGCATAACTTCCATAAAGGATATAGTCTGTAGCAAGAGACTTAATTACCTCATCCCATGTTTGGGCATAGTTTGGTACAACCTCATCACCATTCACTTGCATTTGGTTATAATCAACACCGTTTCCAAGTATTGACTGTACTGCAAAGTTAACTGCTGAACGATGAGTTGGTGATTGGTTATAAAGGTCAAGCAATAGGTTAGGGTAGTTGTTCTTGATTCCCCAATTGACCCAATCAAAACCACTCTTGCGAGTTACTGCCGAACCTTCAATTTGTTTTTCAAAGTTTGTCAAGAATACACCACTGTTTTTCTGTATCTTTGGTTTATTCTTTGCTCCTAGTGTTCTAGCCATATAATATTATAAATTATGATAAATTATTATATTTTTATCATAAACATGAAATAAAAGGGAATAGATTTCTCCATTCCCTTTATAAATATTAGATTGGATTACCAGCTACCAACTTATCTGTTGTATACCCTGTAGGCACTGTATAGAATACATCATTAACAATGTCATATGCTCCAACAGTATTATCATTGTCCCTTATGCAAGGTACAAGGTCTCTTACCAACGTTCCATTGTCATACACTTGGAATGAATACATCTTACCCTTGAAGTGCTCTTGACCCCAATAACTTGAAGATGATGGTCTACCACTACCTATGTAAGTGAAGACACCAATTGGGTCACTTGCAGTCTTTGTGGTATATGTATTTGAACCAATCTGAACATTGTCAATGTACACATAGTTCTTATTTACATCATATACTTTTCTATCATATGATGTTGGAACACTAGTATATTTAGTCCAAGACGTTTTACCCAACCAAGACATTTGGAAATATCCACCTTCATAGTTAGGCATTATACCGTTTGCTGAGTTCCAAGCACCAGCACCCCATAAACGAGGATAATTTGATGCTGTTACAAGTTGCATATCACATACAACTCTTGTATCTTGGTTTGGAGTGAATACTATATTGAGGTATGATGTTCCAGTGTTCTGAATATATTCAACCTCTGTATACCCAACAGGTAATCTTGATGGGTTATATACCCACTCATAACCACTTTGTGAATCACCGCTGAATACATACTTATCACCATTAATTGTTGCTTTGAACCCAACATACACACAGTTGTTATATGCATAATCGTCTGCTTCTTCCATTGTATTGAATGTAAGATTATCCAATGGCTCTGACTTTTCTGAGTAGTATTTTGGATATTCAGTTGTACCTGTTTCTGAACCACCGCTTAGTGCTGTTGAATTTGCAGATGAATAGAATGTATTATTTACAACATCATAAACCCCATATTTTGAATCACTGTCTCTTTTACAAGGTACAAAGTCTCTAGCCAATGTGCCGTTGTCGTAGATTTGGAATGAGTACATTTTACCAACCATACATTCATTTTTTGATGAAGCTGCTGTACCGTTGTCATTTATATGACAGAATATACCTAAATTAGCTACGCATTGGAATGCAGTATAAGTTGTGGATGCAGAAAATTGGTTTGTTTCTCCTTTATCTCTATAAAAGTAGTTCTTGTCCCAATCATATGTATGAACGTTATAATCACCAACACAAGAAGAATATGTTGTCCAACCTGCTATATGGCCCCAAGATATATGTAATGTACCTTGAGCACCACTCTCATAGTCAAATTGCATTGCATTAGCTGTATTATAACCACCTGCTCCAAAATATCTACCATATTGTGATGATGTTACACACTGCATTGTACACACAATTCTTGTATCTTGGTTTGGTTTGAAATTAGTGTTAATGTATGATGTTCCAGTGTTCTGAATATATTCAACCTCTTTATAACCAGTAGGTACTCTTGAACTACCACTAACCTCACCAAGATTAACCCAACTTGAACCATTCCATTCATATTCATAGCCATCATCAACAGTAAGTTTGCCATTATAGTATGTGATATTCCTTCCACTTCCATAAATGCCGTATTCTTCATATTGATTAAGGTTATTCAGTTTATACCACTTTTCAGTTGCTTTGTCATAGACATCTTCAAACTCTGTTTCTGAATATTGCGTAATATCATCAACAACCGCATAACAAACCTTATAACCACCTTGTTCACTGTCGAACTTATAGAACACAACAGCACCATTACGGTAAACCTTGATGATGTTGTCATCACCAAAGTTCCAGTCGTTTATTGTATTTGAATTGTATTTAATCATATTGCATTAACTGTTTGGTATTGCTTGAATTTTAGAAGCATAATAACTCCAATTAGTATCCGTCTTATAGACATCAACTAATTCTGAAGGGACATATATTGGACAATTGTTGGTTTCATCAAAAACAATAAAACCTAATGAAGGAGGTGTGGTTGCATTAACTGTTACACTTGTAAGACTAGTACAATAAGTGAAAGCATAATCACCAATACTTGTAACACCACTTGGTATTTCTATACTTGTAAGACTAGTACATCTAACGAAAGCAGCTTGTCCAATACTTGTAAGACCACTACCTATTGTACAACTTGTAAGACTAGTACAATCTCTGAAAGCCCAATCACCAATACTTGTAACACTATTTGATATATCTATACTTGTAAGACTAGTACAACTATCGAAAGCACTATCACCAATAATTGTAACACAATCACCAATCTCAACACTTACAAGGTTTGTTCCGTTTATCTCATCTCTAACAATTTCACTTGAACTGTCACATTCAGCACTTGATGTTGTACCACCACTATATGTTGCAAGCCATTTGTAACTTGGTGTAGGTGGTGTTGGCGGTGTTGTTGGATACAATAAAGTATCTCCAAGGTAGACCTTGCAATCATCAGAGCCTACCTTGAATGAACTTATATCTAAATTTCCTATTTTAATTGAATCTGCCATATTAGTTTACAATTACATATAGAGTTGAGTTATCTTTGGTCGCTAGACTGTCATATTCGCTCTGAGATAATTTAACGAGTTTCAAACCACCCAATACATCAGAGAAATCAGCAACGCCAGTATTATCAGTGGTAATCATTGTTGAACCATTTTTGAATCCAATTGGGGCATAATAATCCTTAAATGATGTTGTTAAACTAAATGGTGTTTTGGCTTTCTCTGGCAATGGTATCAGATAGTGATAAGCAGCAGCATTTTTTTGGTCATATTGTCTGAAACCAATAACTGTTTGTGGAACACCAGCATTTGCTGTATTTGTATTTCTGTAGTGTCCAAAGTACAACAATGGATGCTGAACCCCATCAATTGTAAAGGTGTTTGGTCTAAACTCAAATGTTGCTAACTCATTGTTAGTATCAGCTGTGTTTTTTATAACAAAGCCAACCTTGCTTGCATCGTCATACTGTTTGAATTTTATACTTTTTTCCTTATTAGTAGGGTCGCCAACAAAAGTTTTTTGTGCAGTAATATCTTGTAAAGTATCTGTTGTTACATAGCCACTCAATGCTGTATCAACTTCAGTCTTGGTATAGGTTGTTGCAGTATCTGCTTTGCTTGCTAATGCTGTATTTGTTGCAGCAGTATAAGTGTTGTAAGTAGATGTATCTACTTTACCAGTTACACTGATTACATCATTGGTAATGTCAATACCATCACCTGCTGTATATGATGAACCACCACCACCTTCTTGAATTGCATCATACACTGCTTTTGCTGATGGAACTTGAGCATCTGTTGAAGAACTTGATATTGAAGTGGTAATTGCTGATGTTTCAACAACGGATAAATTCATCAAATCACTTGGGGCAGGGTTGCCAAACCCACAAGTATATTTGTTATTAATTTTTCCATACCAAATTCTTGACCCAATGACAGTATTATTAACATCAAATCTATGAAAAACAATTTCTAATGAATTTGTGTAGCTTTTTAAATTATTAATAAAATATGTACCTACATTTGATAATTTAACAGTACCATTTAATTGGGTTGTAACAGCATCTTGTGACATAACATCAGTGGTTGAAGTACCAGTTGTTTGAACAACATCCACACCACCACCTTGAATATCGATATTCCCACTTCCCAAGATGCTCTCATTGTTAATGGTCTTGATGTTCGTTCCAGACACTAATGTATCTTGTTTTGTAGAAACTGCTGATGTAATTGCAGCTTGTGTTTGTGCTGAAGTCCAATATTGTGTTAGGTCTCCAGCAGAAGCATCTGTTATAATGTAGTATGTATTAGCACTTACAGTTCCAGCAGTAACCAATGCATCATATTCGGCTTGGGTAAGCTCAACTGTTGGGCTTCCACCTCCACCACTAATGGTATAAACCGTACCGCTTAATTGTATTGAATCAATTATGTTTGACATATTTCGAAATATTTTCTATAAACATGAAAAAAGGGCATTACAACATATGCAATGCCCTTTTGAATATTAAAGATATAAATAAAGTTAACTGAATATTAATGTAGTACCTTGAACCGTTGGCAATGTCTGAACTGTAATGTCTCCACTACCAAGCAAAGAGTTGCCGTTGATTGTCTTGATGTTAGTTCCGCTAGTAAGTTTCTCTTGAATTGTATTGGTATCAACAGAAATTTCTCTTCCAACTCCTTTTACAAGGCCACTTCCAACTGTGTAAATACCTTCGTTTGTGCCAATACCATTTTTAGTATAACCAACAAATACTACATTACTCTGGCTTCCAGTGCCATCAGTAACTGTAACATTTGTTACAACATCACTAACATCAGCTTTTCCACTTGTGGCTTCTTCAATGTCTTGGGTAATACTAGTTACAATATTGTCAACCTCAGTCTTTGTGTAATAGTTCGCTGGGTCAAATGTTCCACCGATAGGAATTACGGTTTCTTGTTTTCCAGCATCAGTGTTCCAAGTGAATACAAGACAAGGAACTGTTTCACCGCTTATAACCCTATCTTCGACAACAACACTGTCCAAGAAAGCATCCTTAACGAAGTCAGAAGCATCGATGTATGCTAGGACAGTACCACCAGTTGACTCATGATAGAAATTGATTCTCTGAGTGGTTGAATCATAGAGTACGTTTCCGAAAAGTCCAGCAACGTCACCTTCATCAAGCTTCGCATTCCAAGCTGTCTTGTCAGCAATGGTCACATGGATGTCAGTGTTTGCTGTATGTGCCGTAAGCACACTGTTAATAGGGTCTGTTGCAGCAGTGATTGCGTTCTGGACGTCACCGCTTGTTTGATAGTGCTGTTCTGCAATTGCTTGTGCAAGTGCGTCTGTAGCTGCTGTGATAGCAGCATTGGTTTCACCAGTGGTATAGTAACCGTCAAGTGAGTGTATTGCGGTTGCGTCTATAATATCATAGGTTGTTCCGCTAAGTCTAATTTTATCTAATTGTGCCATAATTAATTAATGTTTTCTGCATTTAGGATAAGTGTGGTATCTTCCACTTTTGAATAATTTCCAAACATACTGTTTGTCTGTATCTTTGTATAATACGAAGTTAACAAGTTATCCACCTCTGGCTTCGTATATGTGTTCAATATCCTCTCTGTATTGGTTTGGACTTGTGCTGAAAGTGCTTCAAGGTCTGCTTGGTCTGCCTTTGTAGCGATTGCCGTAGCAATCATCTCCTCAACTTCTTCCTTGGTCACACCGCTTGCTGTTATCTCCTCAAGCAACTTGTCAACCTCTGTCTTGGTATAGTAATAGTCGGCATTGGCTAGGATGGTGACAGTCTTTTGGACACACCACCTCTTCATATCCGTTTCTGGTTCTATCGTCATCATGGCAGAACAAGTACCAACTTCTGGCGCACCCCATTGTTCCATTATTTCATCGTAATTCTCAATCATTGTGATTTATTTGATTAAACATGATTATTAAGGTATTGGTTGAATCCTATTTGCATAATGTTGCCAATTCGAATGTCCAGTCTTATAAGCGTTCACACTAGCACTTGGCACATATATTGGACAAGTTGAGTTAGCAAACGTAAACCAATTAATTGAAGGAGGTGTTACGGCATCGATGGTAATTCCAGTTAAACCGCTACATCCATCAACCACATATCCTTCGATGCTTGTTATACCACTGCCAATATTAATACTTGTAAGATTTTTACAGTTCCTGAACGCACCACCACCAATTGTAGTTACATTTGGAAGGTCTACACTTCCACTCATTGACCTACAATTATTGAATGTATTATCGCCAATTGTAGTCACTCCACTACCCAATGTTAGATTGGTTAGACTAGTACAACCACTGAAAGCATAATGAGTTACACTTGTTACACTGTTAGGTATTGTAACTGCTGAGAGATTTGACAAATCTTGGAACGCAGACTGACCGATATATTCTACACCCTCATTAATTACAACACTTCTCAAATTGGTTGCAATAGTTCCAAATGTATCGTTTGTAATCTCCTCTGCACACCCACCAATCTCGACTGTAAGCATATTGCCTATATATGGGCTTCCACCATGTTGAGGTTCAAGCTGTCCTAATGGTTGACCATTACATTGAATTGTGAGGGTTTCTGATGTGTTATAAGTTGCATATAATTTTGGATTAGATGGTGTATATCCACAGTCAATACTATTTGCCTCAATCACTGTACTACCAGTGCGGTAGTTTCCAGTTGAAACCCATGTATTACCTCCATCAGTGCTCTGTTCTTCCTCTTCCTTTGTCATCTTAGTCGTACCAGAGCAACAATAGTCACTAGAACCAGTCATTGTAATCCAACGAGTAAGAGTAGTACCAGTGTCAGCACAACACCCACTAATCTGTGCTCTAAGAGCATCAATTTGGTTCTGAAGATTTGCGATATACTGTATAAACTCTGTATATACTACATAGTTTTGGCTTAGAACCCAATTCTGTGTAGCGTAATTTGAAAGGTCAACTCCAGTTATGTAGTGTTTATCCAATACCCACTGTTCGGTAGCATAACCATTCAAAGAAGGTATCTTTGCATCGACTTGTTCCTTGGTGTAATAGTCTGTAAGGTCACACCCACTAGCACTGATTACATTGCCACTGATGATGATATTTGTACCAGCAGAAAGTGTGTCTTGCTTTCCACTGACTGCCTCATCAATCTTTTCGTCCACCTCTTCTGGTGTAATGCAACAACCGCTAGTTATTGCACTCTCAATTTCCTCAAGCATCTCATCAATCTGATACTTGGTGTAGTAATTCTCAACTGGTCCTAACACTGGTTGGCAGCACCCCATTGAGATACTGTATTTCTTTGGTTCACAATTGCATCCCATAATATTATAATATTTCTATAAACATGAAAAAAGGGATAGTCCTATGACCACCCCTTTTGTTATTAAGGTATTGCTTGTATTCTACTTGCGTAATTGCTCCAACCACTTGCTGACTTATATGCATTGACACTAGCACTTGGTACATATATAGGGCAGTCGTTTGTGATATTGAGTGCCATCACACCTAATGTTGGTGGAGCTGTAGCTAAACAAGTGATACTCTCAAGACTTTCACAACTATTGAAAGCAAGTGGCTCAATAGTGGTTACACTACTTCCTATTGTAATACTTGTAAGACTAGTAAAATAATAGAAAGCTTGAACTCCAATAGTTACCACACAATCACCAATTTCAGCACTCGTCATTGCAGTATACGATGTTGAATGTGCATTTGTGTCCGCAGTAGTTACTGCGGAAGTTGCATCACATGCTGCTGAATATGTTGAACTGTCACTGTAATGAGCAAGGAACTTTCCGTTAAATGTTGGAGTTGGTGTTTCACCATCATAACACTGCCATCTGTCTGTCAATTCCCATTTATATTCAACATTCTCATTACAGAAGCTTGAAGAGGCTTCAACCATAGCCTTAAGACGTATATTTCCAGTCTTCTGCCAAGTTCCACCTTGAGGTTTAACATATTCTTCCTCATAACTCCATTTATCGCCATTAATACAATAGAAATATTGACTTTCAACCCATTTAATATCAGAACCTCCACATCTTGAGTCTGAATCTTGAATTTTTGCTCCGCTACGATATTCTACTGTTGGAGTATTGATGTTAGAGGAAGTGGTACCAGTGTAACGCTGCTGTTTCACATAACTAGTAGTACCGTCACATATGTAATCACTAGTATCAACCCATCTTTCATAGGTCTTATCTTGTATAATTGTAACAGTCTGAGTGTTATCATGGCAATCCTTAACCGTTATTGACCATGTTATACCACTTTCTGTTGAATAGTTCCTTGGAACTTGTATTAACAACTGCGAATTCGTAATCTGATAACTTAGTCTACTGTCAATGTTTGTAACTGTTATTGGACAATTAGCATTGAAGTTAAACATCACAGTCTGAGATAAACAGTTAATCGTTACAGAAGTTGGATTAAGAATACCATTATCTTTTACTAAATTGACGTTAACAACCTTTACCTTATCCCCACTTGTAATTGTAAAAGTACTAGATTCATTAGTTGTTGGTGTTTTTGTGTTACAAACAGATAGAGTATAAGATGCTCCAGCAGAACCACTTGAAGGTGTTACTGTCATGTACTCTGCAAGACCGCTTACCTCCCAATCACAAGATGCTGAATAACTATATGTGTAACAAGTAGCTGCTGTATATGTGATTGTATTCGGAATATCTGTGCTAACTTCGCAAAGAGCTGTCTGACAGTCTGGATTACTGAACGTTACCTCGCTTGAGAATGTACCAATTATATGTAAACCACTGAATTGTGACTCATATCCTTCAAGACACTTGTAATTTCCAGTTGGTTGACCATTTTTACCTATTTCTTGCTGCAAAAGGTACTTTGCAAGACCATATGAAATACATTCATAACCAATGTAGTCATAAACCTTCTTGATATACACCCATCTTGTGTCAGTATCCTCTTGTTCTGACCAATCTGTAACGTTTGCAGAGCCGTATGAGCTTGTTTCTATCAACGTTACTGTAATTATATCACTTTGACCATTCTGACTCGTTGTAGCGATATTAAACGATGGTTCTAGGCCGAAATTAAATCCACTGAAGAAGGTGTTATCACCTCCCTTTGGTCTAATAATGGTGGAATAATGGTTTTGAAGGAATTCCAGCAAATTATAGTGCCAAGATGACTTATATGCATCGAAAGCAATGTCGAAATTGATGGTTGTCGTTACCTTTTCACCATCAAAAGACTCTTGAAGTGAGCAAGAATTGCCAAGATACTCAACATCCACAAATTCCTTACCATCATAGGTGTATACAATGCCGCTAGCTACGTCCAATTTGCAGTAATCCGTCTCAAGCATCCTTAATGACTCAATGCCGTATGTCCTAAGTTGCTTGCAAGGGGAAACACCCTCATCAATTTCAGTTGCAAGCCTCAATGTTGGAAAGTTACTAACTGAAGAGAAGGTGAAATCTGTCTGGTATTGACTTCCATTCAAGTTAAATGTATATGTAACCTTTGAAGGGAAATCAACGTTTACCATCCATTTCGTACCATCCTTTGATTTAAGGATAACATAGTACTTTCCGTTGAATACTGTATGAGGCACATAGCCATGAAGGGAAAAGGTCACTTGTTTGGTAAATTTGTAACGCTCATCAAGGCTAGATTCCTCTGTAAATTGGATGTTGAAACCCTCAAGTCTCATTGGAACTTCGGTGAGGCCATCAATGTAAGCCTCACCGTTGTCAATATATACTAGCTTTGTATGTTCCTTTGATACAAGGTATACAACATTCTCTAACTTGTCATAGGAATATCTACATCCTAGGTCTAATTTTGGTTTATATTCTGTTACCATTGTATATATTTAGTTTATTTGTTATGGTATTGCTTGAATTCTACTTGCATAAGTACTCCAACCGCTAGCTGATTTATAGGTGCTAACCACCGATGATGGTACGTATATTGGGCAATTATTTGTGTTGTCAAATGCAGCATTACCCAATGTTGGAGGTGTTAGCTTATTAACTGTGACACTATTCAAACTTGTACAGTTTTCAAACGCATGACTTCCAATAGTTGTGGTACTTGTTTGTATTGTGACACTAGTTAGAGACGTACAACTTTGGAATGCAGAGCCGCTAATTACTGTGACACTGTTTGGAACATCAATTTTTTCTAAACTAGTACAATAAGTGAAAGCATTGCCTCCTATTGTCGTTACACTACTAGGAATTGTCACACTTGATAGACTTTCACACCTAGAGAATGAGCGAGTTGATAGCGTTCTTATACTGTTAGGAATTGTCACACTAGTAAGGCTTGTACAACCACTAAATGCGTTTTCCCCAATAGTTGTATTACAACCTCCAATTTCTGCCTTTGTCATCGCAGTGTAAATATAGCCACTTGGTCTTGTCATTGCTGATGTTATACTTGTGCTACTGTTGCACCAAATTGAGTATTTAGTACCGCCTTCATATGTCGCTCTAAACTTTGTTGCACCAATTGCATATATTCTACTAGCATAGTTTGTGTAATCACCATTCCAAGCTGATTTGTAAGTATTTACACTTCCACTTGGCACATAAATCGGACAATTATTTGTGTTGTCAAATGCATAATTACCCAAAGATGGAGGTGTTGTTCTGTTAATAGTTATACTTGTAAGGCCACTACACATCAAGAAAGCTGAATCTCCAATGGAAGTGACTCCACTAGGAATGTCTATACTTGTAAGACCTGTACACATATGGAATGCGTAAGTACGAATCGATGTTACACCACTAGGTATCTCTATATCTTTTATTTTTGTACAGTGCGAGAATGTATTAGTATTAATTGTTGTAATTCCACTTGATAAAGTAATACTTGTTAAACCACTACAAGCCTCAAATGCACTAGTACCAATACTCGTTATAGTATTTGGCACAGTAAAACTCGTAAAACCACTACAATAACGGAAAGTTCCTTCACTAATTCTAGTTACACCGCTTGGAATATCTATGTTTGTAAGACTTGTACAACTTGCAAATGTATATTTCCCAATATTAGTTACTGAAGATGGAATTGTTATACTTGTTAGGCTTTTACAACTTTGGAAAGCTCCATCACCAATTGTTGAAACACATTCTCCAATTTCAGCACTAGTCATTGCTGAATATGGATATGAACTGCTGTTTGGTTTAGTTGTTGCTGAAGACAAAGTTAAGTTATAACCATCACATGTTACATTTCGGCTATTACCATTGCTATATACTGATTGTAATTTGTAATATGTTGGTGGGTCTCCGCATGGTGGAATACCAAATATTCTGTCTGAAAAACTTGACCAATTACTGTTCGCTTTGTATATATTAACACTATCACATGGTACGTAAATTGGACAATTATTTGTACCTCTTAAAGCCTCATAACCTAATGTAGGAGGAATTGAATTGTTAATCTCTATACTAGTAAGTCCACTACAAAAAGAAAATGCACCTTGACCTATACTTGTAATTCCATTACCAATTGTAACACTTGTAAGATTATAACATCTGAGGAAAGCATATTTGCCAATACTTGTAACACTATCTGGTACAGTCACATTTGTTAAACCACTACAAAACTCAAAAGCTTCTTGGCCAATACTAGTAACACCGTTATCTATTACAAGAGTTTCTATTGGTGAACTAGGTGCAAAATAATATGGAATTATACCACCTTTAACTCTAACATATTTTAAATTCGTACAAGCGACCAAAGTTGCAACATTTCCACCTACTGATAATGTAGCACTAGTAAGGCTTGTGCAGCCAGTGAATGCATGTCCCCCTATGCTTGTAACACTATCTGGAACAATTACATTTGTCAAACCTCTACAAACACTGAAAACTCCTTCGCCTATACTTGTTACAGTGTTCGGTATCTCTACAGAAGCATTAGTTCCATATTCCCCAATACTAGTAAGCAAAGCACATCCTGTAAACGCATTATCCCCAATACTTGTAACAGTGTTTGGAATCTTACATCCATTTAAAAACGATTCGTATGCAAAAGCGTATGAACCAATACTTGTAACACAATTACCTATCTCGCAAGATACTAATCTAAAAGCTTTATTGGTTATAGATGAACTATAGTAACTTGTTTCTCCACTAGTGAGTACTCCACTATTGTTACATTTTACAACCTTAAGAGGGTCAATATAAACACATGTTTCACCGTTCCAAATCCATTGTGATGGACACTTTCCGTCTTCTTCTGCATTCACATAGTGTCCAACAAACTTATCAGTACAATATTCCTCATCAACCCCAACAAAAGTACCTCTTTGATACACCGTTGGATATGATGCATACCAAGAAACTCCATTGTCATAGCTTTCTTCTTGAATCTGTCTAGTATATTTATTGTTGCCATCACAAAGATAAGTACCTTCCAAGTCAACCCATCTATACAATGTTTCAATTTCACTACAGTCTCTAGACATATATTCTATTACATCACCCTTCTTAACTTGAATAGGTGTTACATTCTCCCAAGTTGAACCATTATTGTAAGATACTTGGTATTGTAATTTCTGATATTTACATCTATCTGCCATTTCTTATTCTATTGCATATATATTATTTGCATATGTGCTCCAATTTGTTGCGGTTTTATAAGTATTAACTGATGCCGCTGGAACATATATCTTTAGGCTTGAACTTGTGTTGGTAAGGGTATTAGCACCTATTGTTGGAGGTGTCGTACTATGTAATGTCATCGAATACATACCATCACAATTGTAAAAAGCATAATCTCCAATAGTTGTTATTCCATTGTGTAGTTCAATGTCTGTCAAACCATCACAATTATAGAAACAATAACTTGGTATCGTAGTCAATGAATTTGGTATGTTGATGTATCTAAAGTTTAAACAATTCCAAAAAGCACCACTTCCTAATGATGTAATCCCATTCGGTAGATTAATGAATGCCAATGATATTGAATTGGTAAATGCGCTGTTTCCTATTGTTTGTATTCCACTTGGAAGAGAGCATTCAGTCATAGCTGAACAAGCTCTAAATGCAGAATCTTCAATTGTCTTTACACTATTTGGTATCCTACAGAATTCCATTGCGGAACAACCACTGAATGCATTTACATCAATTGTTTCAACACAATTACCTACCACAGCCCATTCAATTGCTGTTTTTGCTGTTAAACTAACAACATCACCACTTGTTAAAGTTGTAGCAGTACCACATTCCAAGGTGTAAGTATAGGATGATACACCAACACTTAATTTGCCACTTTCACAGTCATCACAGATGTATCCGCTAACCAATCTCCAAGCATATATTGGTGCTCCACAATCACTTGAACTAGTCTCAATCAATTCACCCTTCTGATATTCCTCAAGGTTAGTCCAAGTCGTACCACCGTCATATGATACTTGTCTCTGCTGCTTGTAATACTTGGTTGTACCTTCACAAACCCAGACTACAGTAGGGTCAAGGTTAACCCATCTGTACATCACATCCACATAACCACAAGCTGGGTCATTCTCCACCCTCATTACAAAAGGCATTGGATTTGCTGAATCACCACTCATTGAGAAAGTATTAGGGTAGCAAGGTATCCAATCTTGCTCCCCTCTCTTTTCGTATTTTTGGTATAAATAATATGAACTATACTGTCCCATCTATAAAATCATGTTTAGATAAACATGAAAAATATGAATAGGATAATTAAGAAAGACGGATACGTATACCTAGTCCAAAATTGGGACAACAAAGGTTTTGAAACATATCACAATTTAGGAAAAGATATAGATGACCCAAGGTGGTATGAACAAGAAGAAAAACCTAAACAGAAGAAAGGGAGAATAAAAAAAGAGACTGATTAATCAGTCTCTTTTTCTTTTGTATTTGTAAATATACGAAAAAAAGCTGAGATAACCAAAAATTATCTCAACTTTTTTATTTGATTTAACAATTGAATGTCAAATTAGTTACCCTTTAACAGTCTCAATAGCTGCTTCATTAAGTGGAACTGCACTCTCAGTTACATTAGCAGTAAGAGTAACAGTAACACCATTGGTATCTCCACCACCAGCTACAGACTGCTCAGAAGCTTCCATACCTACTGCTCTACCAAGAGCAAGATACTCACCATCAGCAGTTGCAACAACAACGAAGAAACGACCAAGTGCAAGAGCATCTACTGGACAAACCATGTCCTTATCATACTTACCAGTAAGGTTGAAAGTAATGGTGTGAGTACGATACTTATTACCATTGTCTTCAACAACAAGCTCATCAGTAAATGTTACTGAGTTCTTTGCTGGTTCAATGTGATAGAACTTCGCACCACTTGAAAGTGTGATTGCAGTTACAACAACACCACTCTCGCAATCATAGCTAACTGGAGCAGAAGTAACATCTGAAAAGTTTGCTATGTAAATATCCTTAACCTCTGGCAAGCTATAGCCACAAGTGTTGGTACGAAGCAAGTCTTTATTTAAATTACAAGATAATGCCATAATATTATGTATTGTTTTGATTTATTATTTTTCCTTTTTGAAGTGGAAGGTAAGCCCAATTACCTACCTTCCAACATCTTGAAATTATATGTGTAGACAAATGAGTCATTTCATTCCTCATTTTCAGCGTAAAGCGGACAAATGAGTCTAATTACTCAGATAATACGAACAACTCTGGCATTATGATACCAACTGCAATGTTGCTGATTGCAAGTACTCTGAACATATTATCACCAGTAGTGTCTCTCAAGTCGATAAGTTTGTACTCGATGTGAGAATCGAATGTGTCATAACCAAGTACCAAGTTACGAGCTGGTCCAAAAATCATCTTGCCCTTTGAAATCATTGAAGGAACAATCTCATATCCCATTACGAAGATACGGCCATCTTGTCTAGCCCAATTTGCAAATACTGCATTTGTTGTGTTAGGGCAGCAAACCTTGCCAAGAGCAACCTCAAGAACTCTAAGGTCTGCATGGTTCATGAACAACTTGTAACCCTCAGTGTCAACTTCTGCATTACTAGCTACTTCAATACCCTTCATGATGATTGCCTCAACTTGTGCAATTGCATTATCAACAGTGAATGAAGCACCACTAACCTTAGTTACACCACTGTTTCCAGCGAGCTGCTTCTCAATACCGTCAACTGCCTTAAGATAAGTCTTGGTTGAAGCTGTACGAGCAGTGTCACCACCCCAAAATATCTCTTGATATTCCTTTGCCATCTTCTGACGAAGCTTTCCAAAGTACCACTCACCGAAGGTCTGAGGAATTCCACCTCTCAAACTGATTTCAGTCTGGTCAACAAGGAATGTGTTCCAGAATGTGTCATAGCAGTTCTCTTGGTTAACCTTGATAGCTGCTGGCTCGATGTAAGCCTCTGCCAATGAAGCACTACCAGCTGGGGTGAAAGGACAAGTATACAACTGCCATGCGTCACCAATTTCTCCAGTGTAAATCTTCATCTTACCTTTAACATTATCCATGAAGGTAATGCCATATTGTCTCAAATCTATGTCATAGATGTCCTTAGAGAAAATCTCTCTAGCCTCTGCGCCACAATAAGTAAGACCACTTAAATCAATAAAATTACTCATATGCGTAATAGATTATTTAAAATTTATTTTCTTTATTTAATTTTTCTTTGTTTTAAACATGAATATCCTAAAGTAGAATTTGGAATTGTCAATTTTTATCTATATCTTTGCTAAAATCAAATGTTATGACAGACACAGAAAGAAAAGATAAACAAAAAGAAGCTGTAAAACGTTATCGTAATACGATGAAGGGAAAAGCCAATAAATTGGTACATGCTTACAATGAACTTGATAGAAAGTATGGTAGAGGAAAGGGTGATTTGACACCTCAATGGTTAGTTGAAAACATACTATCCAAACCTTGTGTTCATTGCGGAGAAAGTGATTGGAGAAAGATAGGGTGTAATCGTCTAGACAACTCCAAACCGCATACCAAGGATAATGTTGAACCTTGTTGTAGAGAATGTAATCTTGGGTTAGTTGGTCTAGAAACAAAACAAGTTTACCAATACACCTTAGATGGAAAACTAGTCAAAATATGGAAATCGTCAATGGAATGCAGTAGAAATGGGTTTACACAAAGTTCCATTTCACTATGTTGTAACGGAAAACTAAAAAAACATAAGGGTTACAAATGGAGTTATAACCCACTGTAACCCTTTTATTATTTAACCTATCATCATTGCCTCCAACTGCTTTCTCCAAGCTTGATAGTTTGGATTTCCAACACCACTTGCATTTGTTGGTCTAGCATTAGTGTTAACTGGTTGAGCACTAGGCTGCTTCGATAACTCCTTAACTTTTGAATTAAGCCCACTATTCATCTTTTTGAGTGCTTCGACCTCTTCCTTCAAACTGTTAATCAGTTCCTCAAGGTGTGGGTCTGTCTTTGGCTCTTCAACCTTCGGCTCTTCAGTTGGTTTTGGTTCTTCAACTTTAGGCTCTTCTACCACTGGTTCCTCAACCTTTGGTTCATTAGGTTCTTCCACAGTTGGCTGTGGTTCTACAGCTGGTTCTTGTGGTGTTTGCTCTTCCAAGTCAATCTCATTGACTGGTTCAATCTCTTCTTCTTGCTTGGTCATTGAGACTGATGCAAGAACTTCCTTAAATACGTTCTTAATCTTATCAAAGAACATGTCCTCATTCGTATCTATCATATTATTATCGTTTTTACTAAACTCTTCGAGTGAAATCATTGATTCAACACTGAATCCCTTCAATTCTCCACTCTTAATTCTGTCCCAAGTCTCAATGTTGTTAACCTTCATTGCGACCATCCAAGTTCCCTCTGGGACTGTGATTCCTAGAGCGTTTGATTTATCTTTATAGGAATCTGCAACTATCCAAGATTCAACAACACAAACTTCGTTTGCAACATCCTCATGGTCTGTTTTAACCTCATACTGTCTGTACTCCTTCATGAAGTCTTGAGACATCTTTTCAATGCTTTCCTTACTAAAATTGATGTAGAACTCTTGTTCTCCATTGTTTCTATAAATATCCTTGTCTGGAATTAATGCAGCACCGTATACAAGATGTTTTTCATTACTCTCTAGGAATACTTGCTGTCTTTCTTCCTCTTCCTTTGATAATGCAACGAAATCTGATTCTATAGCTGGGCTTTCAACCATACTTATAGCATAGGTCTCGCTGTTCATTCCCACTTTATAACGTTTAATTTTCTTAGCCATACTGAAAATGCTTTTGTTAAACATGAAAACAGCATTAAACCTTGTATTTTCGCTGTATATCAATGATTATTTTCTCATCAGTCTTGTTCAAAATGTTGAACAACTCGTTATAGGTCTTTCTAGACTCTAGCACCTTTCCAACCTCTTTATTCTTTCCCACAAGCAAACAACCCTCGGTATCTTTTGCGGAATTCCCACTATGTATCCTAATTCCAGAATAACCTTTAACATTCTCAATCAATGGCATTGGCTTTTTGTACTTCGGACTCCAAGTTATATACACTGGATATACTCCCACTGGAATGGCTGTCTGCCCCTTAACCTTTTTCTTAAGTATCTCAGCCTCTGTCATCTTATCATCAAGTCCTCTGTCAGTGTCTTCTAGAACGTCACATTGGTAAACTCCATCGATGTATAACTTTCCTATACAATAGGTTGGTCTATTTGCTATTCTTAACAGTACTATCCTCATCTTTCTCTATTGTTACTCCATCCACATTGCTAAACCATGCAATACGTCCGTAGTTGATACCGCTTCTCATGAAGTGATAACCCAATGGAGCTACGTACTGGTTAACGTATGGATTCTTCATTTCCTTTATATTGTTTTTCATACTTACTTCACTTTGTTGGAGGCTTGTAGCCGAATTGAACGACTGTGCGATGTTTTGCAGACATCTGGCTCAACCACTCACCCAACAAGCCCTTATAAATCGAAAGAACCACCAATACCAACGTAAGGTTCTAACCCCTTATATTGAAAACCGTATCCATAACCAGCTTGAAGCCCTATATGAAACCTATCCCAAACTGTTTTCTTCTTCTCCACTATCTTCGTCACTTCAACTGTATTGGTTATCACCTCTGTATGTGTCTTAAGACGCATTTTAAGACTGTCTAAGGAGGTTTTAATACCAGTGGTGAATATCTGTAGGTAAGCTGTGTCTTTGTTGCTTACAATCGAATCTTCCCACTTCTTAGCTTCAACAATTAACTGTATGGTATCACCATTTGAATCATATACGGTATCAATTTGGATTTTCTCTACGATTGTTGGTACATATTCCTTCTTAACTATGGTTGTATCCTTCCATAATGTGTCAGTCTTGGTTGTGAATACTGTGTCAGTTTTTACCACATTTGGTTCTGTTGGATTTCCAACAAAATAAACAATACCAAGTATTATTGCACAAATGGCTAAAGATACCCAAACTAGTGTGTTATTCTTCATTTTCATCTGGTATTTCTTCTACTTCTAATCCTTTTCTTAATTTTTCTCTTTCAATCTGCATCCTCTCCATATGTTCGATATGCTTGTTGATGTCATGCTTCATCTGTCTAGTCTCAGCATTGAAATACATTGATACACCAAATACTGCTGCTGCATATGTCATTGCTTGTCCAAGAATCCAGAGTATACTTTGTTCACTCAAGAGGAGTGGGACAAAGGCTGCAATACCAGTTAACACCCATCCGCATACAAATGCAGCACAAGCACTGATAATTGCTAGTTTTTCTTTGATATTCAAATCAGAAAACTTTGCTTTCATTGTTTTATTTGCTTTTTATAAACATGAAACCAAAAAAGGGCTATCTTCACAGACAACCCTTTTCTTAAGAATAATAACTAATAAAAAATAACTTCAAAAATTATGAAAGATTTAACTTTTACTACTATACTAAACATGAATTACTCACCCAAACCAGCTAAAACTTGAACATTCTTGACTGCTGCTTGTCTACTATTGATGTCAACAACGCTAACAACATATGGACGGTTTGCATAATCCTCAAATGCTGACAACAATCTGTCATCAAAGTTGTAGTCATTGTTGAGCATTGGAATTGTACCTCCATCAGCGAACTTTGTCTTAGGATTTGATGACATAAAGTTCTTCTTGGCTTTTCCGCTTGAATAGAAGTCAATGAAGTCATCAATGTTAAGCTTTCTATGCTTTGAGTTGATGTAATCAAGCAAGTCAACATTCTTTGCTGTGGTCTGTCTGTTGGTGATGAATTCTCCACCTTCAATTGAAGCTCTACCACCTAGAACTGGAATTCCACCCTCTGAATGTCTCTTACCTTGAGCTACACCACCGTCAAGCTGTCCACCCTTTGCATAAGGCTTGTTTGCTGCCATTATTGCAATCTGTGCTGCTGTGGTAGATGCTGCAAGAGCCATCATAGGAATAGCTGGTATTGGCCAAGTGTTAATTGCCGCCATAGTTACAGCCATTGCACCATTCACAATTGCTTGCAACAAGTCTCTCTTGTATTGAGCTTTCTTTCTCTCTTTCTCAAGTTCATCTTGTCTCTTTTCTATTGCTTCCTTTTGCTTTTGGATTTTTTTCTCTTCTTCTGCTGCCCTTCTCTGAGCCTCCATTTCAGCATTCAATTGGTCAATAAGATGCTGTCTTCTGTCACCCCTAGAAGTTGCTAGTTCATCCTCTATGGAGTCAATTGCTGATTTATGTTTTTCAACTATTTCTTGCTGCTTGTTAAGAGCTTCCTCAAGAGCATCATTGTCTTTCTCCAACTGTTCTTGTTCCTTATCAAATGCAACGTCTTGAGCATCCCATACGGCACTCATTATTGTTTGGAATGAATCCATTGCAGCTTGTAGATACTGTTGTGTAGATGCAATGAAGTCGGCAATAAGATTCTTATCAGCTTCTATAGTAACAGCCATTCCGTTCTTAATTTCCTTCTCAAGGTCATTAAGTTGGTTTTTGGTAGCATTATAGACTTCCTTACTAATAAGGCCATCTTCGAAATCATTTTCAAGGTTGTCTCTATCATCTCTAATCTGTGCTAAAGCTTCTCTTGAAGCATTAATGATTTCAGTGTAATTTCTCCTAGTTTGTTTTACATTGACAATTCCCCAACCTTTGCTAACAACTGGATTTCTACTGATTTCATCATTCAGTTTTGATTGGAAGTCCCTATAATTAGACAACTGTTGGTTATAATACCTCTCTTGGGCTGCTTGTATCTCATTGAGAGTATCAATTTCGTTCTTCTTGATGGCATTGTTCTTTGCATCAGTAAGCTGCTGTTGCTTTTCTCCATGCTGACGAAGGTCTTCCTCCATCTGATTCTGAATTTCAGCCCTCTTTTTCTTAAGCTCTTCTAATGCCTTGGCTTCAGTATCATTCCTTACTTTAAAGTTCTTTATTTGGTCATCAAGTAGCTCTTTCTCCTTTTCTTTCTCATTGTATAGAAGAGTATACCTTGCTTTTTCAGCTTCCCAATCTTGCAGATACTGTTCATTTATTCTTTGTGCATTAAGCGCACTCTGCTTCTCTATGTTATCTTTGAGTAATTCGATGGTTTTATTATAATACTCTACAGTGTCTTCATATCTTTTACGGAATGAATGCTCTAAGGTAGAGTTAGTTACGGTAATCAAAGAATTAATATCCCTAGAAGCGTCCTCAAAACCTTTTGTACCAATTAAATTACCTAATTCAACATTCGTAATAAGACTATTGATTCTTGGGAAATCCTTTGACAACTCATCGAACTTATTCTGCAACGCATCAATCTGATTATCAATATCCTTCGTATTAATCTCAAACTGAACCTTCTTGATATTGTCTGCTGACTGTTTGATTTTTCCTTCAAGTGTCTTAAGATACTCTTGAATTTCCTTTGCCCTCAATGCTGCATATGCCCTTTGAATCTTCTGAATCTCAATGCCACTCTTTCTACCGTTCTCTTGGAGCTTGTTGATGGTCTGTCTTTCTTCTTCATCCAACTGTTTGAGTTTCTTGTTAAGACCTTCCTTCATAAGCCTCATCTCAAGCTCATTTAACGTCTTTTGAACATCATCAACTGCTTTCTTAGTCTTCTGACCATTATTCGTAATCTGATGTGCATAATTACCAACACCATTTTCCTTTGCATATTCATCATTTGCCTTAATAGTGTTTGCAAGATTCTCTTCAGCTTTTGCAATTCTCTGGTTTGCTTCCTCAATAGCCCTTGCTGCTGCTTCTGCATCTTGCTGGCGAGACTGATACCAATGACTGTAATCACCATTTGCAGCCTTTTGCTTAACACTCTCAAGGTTCATATATGCTGCTGTTACCTCATTCAAAGCAGCTTGAGCCTTTGCTTGATTTATAAGTGTTTGAATATAAGCTTCACCCTTCTTCTTGAGCACATCTTGCCATTCAGCAAGACTCTTGTATGTTCCAAGAGTATCGCCAAATTCTTTGTTAAGTTCTTCGACAAGTTTCTTCTCTTCCTTCTTTGAACCATTGAAAGAATCTACCTTTGTCTTATATTGTATAAGCTTACCTTGTGCTTGACCATATGCTTCAGCAAGGTCTTTCTGAACTTCCTTATCTCTCTCAGCAGCCTCATCAACCTTCTTTAGGCTATCAATCAAATTCATTAAGCCATCAACCAACAAGTCAACGACAATTAAAACACCAGCACTGAGGGCTACTTTAAGTGCCTTGCTGAATCCTTTAATTGCAACACCAGCGACTTTTGCGGCCTTTCCAGTGCCCAATAACGCTGTATTAAATGTCAATAGTTTGGCTGTGGCTTTATCAATCTGGACTGTGAACGGTGCTATCCATCCACCTATACCTTCCCTTGTCTGTATCTGCTTCTGAATGGTCTGAAGACCTTGCATTGCATTCTGCAAAGCCACAAGGTTCTTAATTGTCTTGTCAATCTCTGCATTATCAAAACCAAAGAAAGCACCAAGACCCTTGGATACTTGAGTTATAGCAACGAATGACTGCATGGTGTCCATAAGGGCATCCATAGGCTTGCCAGCATCTTGGATGGCACTCTGCAACTGAGCAACTGTTGGAATCAAATCTTGAAGACGTTTAGCCTCTTCTTCAGAAATAACACCCAATTCCTTCTTGGTTGCTAATGTATCCCTCTCCTTCTTAAGCTCTTTCAATGCTTGTTTTGCATTGTCAAATTTCTGGGTCACATCACCAACTTGTATCGCCAATCCCTTGAAACCATTAGCTGCATCTTGATAGTTACCGACATTTCTTCCAAACTGGCCATAAGCTTCTTCCATTTCCTTCAGTTTATTGGTCAAAGCTCCAGCTTGGTCTGTCATCTGTTTAATCTTGTCCGAATCACCAAGGTCTGTTGTGTTAATAACAGCCTTAAGGTCTGCAAGTTGTGACTTCATACCTTGCATGGTGTTGCTATAAGCATCAGCAGTCAACCTCTCTTGTGCTGCCAAAGCTTTCTGGTCTGCCACAGTTTCCTTATAAAGTTGTTTTGTGGCATCAACCTTCTTGTATACCTCGTCTTGGGCTGCAACAATCTTTGCATCAAGCGTTGCGCCCTCTTGCTTAAGCTTGTTAATCTCCTTCTGTACAGCAGCTTCCTCGGACAATGCTGATGCATTACCCTTACCACCGCTAGCACTTACGCTAACACTGCTCTTCTCTAGTGACTTTATCCTTTGTTCAAGGTCATTAAGAGCCTTATTAAGGGCATCAACAGCACTGATTGAGTCCTTAATACCGTTAATCTCTATCTGATAGACTTTCTTTCCATCCATTTCTTATGATATTTCTGTAAACATGAAAAAAAGGTGGTCATCAAACCACCTTTTTCATTATTCTTAGCTTTGTTGGGTTAAATCCAGTTGGGTCATACCCATCTATCGAAACAACTTCGTATAAATCACTGTCAAAATGCACCAAAGCACCGTTTTTGAGTCTATTGTACTCCATTGCATTCAAATAAACCTCAATATCTACGTAATTTGAAGCCAAATAAGCATTTATATTAAAGAATTCATTCAAAAGTGACTTCTCAGTAGTCTTATAACTAAGATTCAAGACCAAATCACCACCGTTTGACCATATATTTGTTGGTTGATACACATTAATCACCTCAACTGGATATGTCCTAGTCCATACATATGCGTCTGTTGGCTTCGGTCTGAACCAAAATCTCTGTGCCAAACCCTTTCCATCATGCTTCATTGATTCCTCATAGTTATAACCGTCAATCATATAGGTATATTTGCTTATAACTGGTATTCTGAGGTTCATTGTTGTTCCAGTATCCTCTACGAAAGAACTGTCAACAGCAATCCAATTGAAATTGTCATACCAAGTATAGCTGTACTGTAGACTCTTTTCTGATGTGTTGGTGACATATAAGTCATCATTCAACAATATTTCAGTGAAACCACTATCTCCATACTTGTACCAATCAGCATCATTCAACTTTGACTGTGGGGTTACAGACTTCTCAAAACCCCATTCCTCGATGTCAATCTTGTATTTCACAGCCATAGACCTAGGATAGTCAATTACCAAAGCTTCGGCTTCATTGCTATTAACCCTATCATCAAGGTCAACTGCCGACTTGTCAAAACCGTACTTCTTCTTGGTATTGATATTTATGTTGTTTCCGTCTTGGGTCACTTCCAAGTTGAAAGCATCGATGGTGTTCTGCAACCAATCACTGATTTTCTTCTCCTTATTGAAGAAATTAGCAAGATTAAGGTTAACATCGAACTCGGTTGGACTGTTATAGGTGTAATGCGCTGTCTGAAGCTCATAGTAAGACCTAGGTGAAGCGGCTGTTATCTTGAAATTGATGTTTGTCGTTGTATTATAAAGGACGTTAGTTCCTGCAGTGGTGGTAAAACCTCTGTGTACCTCCATCAACTCAAGAACATCATTCTTGTTAAGATAGCACATACAGCTAACATAACCGTTCATCGAAGTTCCTTGATTGTTGACATTCACATATGATACTGGAGTATTGATATATGTGTTATAGTTGTACTGTGTTTCCTCAAACGAAGTACCTCCATCCTCAGTCCTTCTCATAAATGAATAACCTATCTCTGGATAGAAAGCTTGGTTCTCATCGGAATCTGACTTTGACCAACTATAGCCGTTCTTCATCACACTTGTAATACCTCCATAGAAAGAAGAGAAACCACAGATGAATGACTTTGAAACAGCTTGGTCATATGCCATTATCTCACCATCGTTGTAGACATATCCCAACTTTACTGGTGTCCATCTTCTACCACTATTACTATCAAATCCTCTACTATCAACCGTACCGCCACCACCGCCTCCATAGGCTTCATGACCAGATACTCCACCAGACCTTGTTACTGCTGCTGCTCTTCTTGGACCGACATGTTCACTTACAGAACCATCATTCCTTCTCCTACCTTGTGTATTATAAAGGGTAAGGTCATTCTGTTCCGTTGGAAGTGTTGAATTATACGCATCCTCATGAGGGAAACAAGTCAACCATTCATTGACATTAGGGTAAGTACTACCGTTTAAGGTATATGTATCTTGGTTTGGATTACCAGTCACATAGTTCTTGTTTTTCTTTCCCTTAATCAACTCATAGCTATCCTCATAGTTTCGTACCAATGCAACTTCAATTGGTGTGTTCTCATTGAATCCTACTGGCAACTGTATGCTCTCTTGATTTATCTGTCTCTCAAGTGGGTCATAGATGTTATGCATAACCGTTAGACTACCACTTGTATCAAGAGTTGATGAAACTGTCATTTCAATCTTATAGAAGCCATCTGCTGGTATCACAATCACCTTCTCATTAGGCTGATACATATATGAAGGAGCGTTGACTGTCACTTGTCCGTCTGCAAGGGCATCATACAAGAAAATGGAAGAATAGTTATATTCTGTCTTACTCTCAAGATATGAGCCATTTTCTACATTTCCATACACCTTGAAATAAGGGTAATTCAACTCTTGAGGATAACTAGTCTTTCCACTTGTTGACAGTGTAAGCGATAGGTCTACTTGACCAAACTTAGGGTTTCCAAGATTATACGTTGGGTCTTGACCATCAGCCAAGTTGGTGCTCATAAAGATGTCCTTAAGGAAGGTGTCTTGGAATGCATCACCAGCCACACTGAAGCCTTTGTATTCATAGCACCTCTTCATTGTCTCAAGCATTGAGATAGAAGGGGAGAAGGATTCAATGTACCATCTGTTATACTTATCAAATACGAACTTTGATGTATATTCCTTAAGAGTCTCACTATCACTTATTTCTGTAGTGCCACTTGGTGACTTTGGTAATGCACCGTATGAAACCAATGGGAAACACACATCATCCCTAGTTCTGTTGGTAATCTCGGTGTTATAGTAGTTAATGGAGTAGCCAGTGGAACCAGCACCATCAAAAGGAATGTCCCAATGTGTTCCATCCGCAAGTCTGATGTCAGTCATCACCTCTTCTCCGAATAACTCATCAAGGGTGTTGTTCTTAACTGATACCAAGTTCACCTTGTACATCTTGTCCTTCACAGAGTTAAGAGTCATAGTACCCTTGAATATCAAGTTTCCATCAGCATATAACTCGGCATTCCATCTTGAATGGAACTTGTTCAACTTGCTCAAGTTGTTCGCATAATCAAATATCTTGTTATTAGTTGGGGTGCAAGGAAGTTCGAACTCAAACGAATACTCCGCTTGAGAACTAGAAATCTTGGTAGGGTCGAAGAGAACGTTGTTAAAACGAATATTAACGCTCTCTTGACTCTCAAACTCTACCTTCTTCCCATTCACCCACAATTCTACTAAATGCTCTTTATATACCATTTTACAATAAACTTGGATGTTGTGAATATTTATATTTTACTGTAGCTTCATATATGTTGTTCATGTTCTGTTCCTCGACTGATACATCTTCCAACAATATTTCATAGAACTCACCGTTAATCTCAGTCCAAACCTCACTTGACTGTATCAAGTCATTGAATATGTACTTTCCATCATTTTCAAACAGATGTGACTTCAATGTTACAGAATAGTCAACAGTATTGTCATATGCCTTGTTCAATACGTTGTAAGGCACATTCACTTGCTGGTTATTCCTATAATCCTTCCTTGTTGAATCATAATAGCCGAAGATGTTCTTCTGATAGGTTGACAACTCAAGATTGCGAGTCTCACTGCGTTGTCCAGTGAAATCAAAGAATGAAACTCCACCATATGAATTCCTCCAATATATCCTCTGCCAATACTCTGTGGCCTTGAGAGGTTTGATTACCTTGTATATCAATTCAATATCATCAGTACCGTCATTGAACTGCACAACAACGTAGAACGCTTGGTTGAACAATGTCTGGTTCAAATTGATAGTGTAATCATAAAGCAATGCATCATTGTTGGTCTTAGGCCATGCTTGTGAAGATTCATTGCCAATGAAGTTATATGCACTGTCAAGGTATCTTATGGTAATCCAAGGAGCCACATTGCTGTAGTGATACAGTGAAAGCCTAATGTTTGGAGCATAGGTGTAAAGCATTGTCTTGTTGGTGTAACCGTTGTTTCCACCCCTTGATACATTCTGAGCAAGCAATACTCTGTTCATATTATCCAAAATGAGATATTTGTAGCCTTGGTTGCACATATAGCCGACTGTTACATAGTTATGCTCCAAGTTTCCTAGCAATGCATACTCACCGTTCTTCAATGAGCTAATCTTGAACTCATACCATTCCACCTTTCCATGCTGTGCAATCGTTGTCAACACTGGTGATACATCAAATGCCGCCTCACCATTGTAGAAGTTCTTCTCCAATGTGGTGACATACTCACCATCCTTGGTAACATCAACATCAATCAATGCACCGTTAAGACTTGAACTAGCACTACCGTCTTGTCCATCCCTACCCATATACGCTGAAGCAATGTTGGTTGCGAAGTAATTACCACCTTGGAAGATGCTACCAACCTCCCTTGCAGTTACCTCAACAGTTGTACCACTGTGCTCCACAATGAAATTAGCTGCCAAGTTAGGGCAATTCCTCAATGCCCTTGCGACAGAAGCAGCAGTAGAGGTGTTTGCCGTACTCACATGGAAGGTCTTATTGACAGCGTTGTTTGCATCCAACACATTGCTGATGGTATCACCGAACAGTGTAATGTACCATTGACTGTCAGCAGTGGTCTCGCCATACAAGTTTCCCACAAAGGTAAGTGTGTACCTTGCCTTGTAGCCTCCATCGTAATCTGTCACCTTCAATATGTTTGGAACATCTGTGAATGTTATCAAATGCTCTGGTGAACTAATGTTATTATACGTTATATTCATTCGTTAAAGAATTTATCTATCTCACTTATTATCTTATTGAATAACTCATCTGCCAACTGTTCATCCCACTCTCTGTCAATCTCCTCCAATACATGAGCCATAAACGGTCTTGGCTTGATACCATCCCTTGATATGGCTCTCCTTATCAGATATATCGTTCCATTGTCAGTTGGAATACCCCTAGACCTAGCCCACCTAACAATAGGCTCTACTGGAGGCATCTTAGCTCCTTTCCTACGACCACTCTCAATGAACGTAAGATAATCATTCAAGATGATGTCAAATATCAAGTCACCATCATTGGTGGCCTTAACTGATAATGTTTTGTAGATATTGGAGTCAACAAGAGTATTGGAACCAGTCTTACGATTGATTCCAACATTACTTTCCATGACCATCCTAACAAGGGTCATCAAGTCCTTTGAAAACTCCATTACAATCTTTCCAACTTCCATTAGCATTTTCTGTTAATTGGCAACGTTATTGGATTGATTTCAATCTCTCCAACGTCCTCAGTGTTAATGTCAATCTTCATATCCTCCTCTTCCTTATGAGGCTCATCATCAAATTGGTCTTCCAATGTACATAAGTTGACTGGGTTAGGCATCTGCAAGGTCAACGAAAGCTTGACTCCTGCGCTCGAATCATCAGTGTACCTTGCAAGTGTAAGGATACTGTAGTCATAGACGCTCAGAACGCCTTGAAATGCCTCCTGAGTATCAATATATGACATTATATCACAAGCAATGGTATAAGCATCATTCTGAATGTCCAAAACTGTCTTGTCATCATGAACGAAACCAATGATGTATATCTCAAACCTAGCCTTGAAGATGTTCGTTGTTATATTCAACTCATGCAATGATATGTCATCCACATACACTTGGAACATCTTATAATTGTTCTGAGCATTGTTTAGGTCATCACCTTGGTATCTGAAGGTGTAAACACCATGATGTCTCAAAGATACATCCCTCAATATGTTAATTACGTCTTTTAACATTGTATAAACATTTTGATAAACATGAAAAAAAAGGTAGATTAATGTCTACCCTTCATTGCTTTTCTACGCTGCTCTTGGAATGCATCTTCCTCTCTGTCCGCATCACCCTTGTCAATCAAATAAGACAAATATTGGAGATAATCACTTAAATAGAGCTGATAGACTTCTCCAACTTTTTCAATTTTTTCATCGCAGACCTCATAGAGCGTTTTGATACTTCCCCATTTTTCGCAGAAGTCTCTATATCCCTTCGAGTGAGGTCTATTGCTTCCCTTATTTTGGAAGACAATAGGGTAGGTGTCATGGATGTTATGTATAATTGTAAAAAAAAACCTATTATACACAAAATTTTCGTAATAGGTTGCTTCTCAAAAAGCTTAATCCTATCCTCTAATACCTCTGCTTCAAACTTGGAATCATACAATTCTCCTTCTTTCCTACATAATATAGCCAAAAGACCAGCATAATTGTGCTTGTCACCCTTCAATGCTGTATCAGAAGCAATGTATTCTCCAGTCTTAAGCTGCTGCTCAGTGTGAACCGTATACCTCTCACCATCGATTTCAATCCAATTCCTTGGCTCTTCTTCCTTAATTGGCTCTTGAAGGAATGTTAAACTACCCATAATCTTCTCAAGAAAGTCAATTGGCAACATATTTATCTCATCTTCGGTGTGATTGGTAAGGATATGAAGCACCTTGCGAACATCGAAGTTCTCTTCCTTGTTCTCATAATAACTCTCAATCTCTTGATACTGCTTTAATGTGACCTCATCCCAAGATTTTGGAACATTCCACACTCCCAAATCAATTATATTCTCATTTTTGTCCATTATCCGAAAAATTTAATTCCAGTTCTTATAAAATTACCCCTATTGATAGGTTTATATTGAAAATCCTCCCTACATTGAAGACAAATTCCCAAGCTAGTAACAGTATCATCATGATAACCGTCCCTCGCAGCATACGTTATATTGCCACCTTTGGTTAATCTAAAGCTGAATGTGCCTAATTCACTGTAAAGAAGCTTGTTATCCTTCTCAAAATGTATCTCATTGTTAGCAATAGCGACTGCAAGAAGAGATATATACTGCTTCTTGCTCTCATTTGTCGTTGTGAATGTGTAAAAATTGCTCTTCCTATACAATTTCTTCCTAATCTCATTTGACATTACTTCTCCAATGGAATTTGATTCGCAATACGTTGCAATTGGGTTATAATCATTGATAATCTTGGCAATCCTAGCATACTTTTGGTCTAAAGTTCCATCAACCTTTATCTGCCTAACTTGAGCATCCTTGTTGATAATCGATACAATGGTGTTATCCTCACCCACACTCGATGGGTCAATGCCAATCCAACACCTACCTTTTTCAAAATGACCATCAAAACAAGTCTCAAAATTGGGAAATACTGTCAAAGCATTATCCAAGAACTCAACCTCGAACTCTTGCTTGAAAGCCAATGGTGGATAACCCTTCTTCAAATCCTCAATCTCCTCTGGTGTTATCAAGTCATCATCATATATCGTTGCAGATAACTCCCTATACCCCTTCGTCTTGTTAAATGCCTTGAGATAAAGGTCATAATACATACCTTGCCTTCCACAAGGTGTTGATATAACCAATACCTTTGGCTTCCTAGCCTTGATTATTGGGAATATAACGTTATAATAAGGGTCTTGACCATCTGATAACTGTATTGGAAAGAATGCAGCCTCATCCAATACCAATAAACCACTAACGGTATTACCTCTGATTGCGGTTGGTGACTCCATTGAAAAGAACTTGAGACTTGAACCATAGATGGTATCAATACGCAAATCAGCAGCATTGGACTTCTTAATGATACCACTACCCTCCAATAATGTGTTCAACTCAGCAAACACCTTCTTACCTTGAGAAAACGTTGGTGATATGTAGGCTGAAAATAGATTTGGTTTGCATAGATATTCAATCAACATAATCTCAGCCAATACCGTCTTACCACACTGACGAGACCAACGAGCAATAAGAAACCTACAATCCTTCTCATGAAGAATATCATAGGCTTCTTGCTGCTTCTTTGTTAATTTAATATCGAAATTAATCTTCATTTGTCTCTTCAATCACCTCTTGGTCTTCAATATCTTCATTGTCATCATCCTTGACAAATCCGAAATGAATTGTTATACCATCCTTGTTGTTGTTTATTTGGATGTTGTTCTGCTGCTTGTCCATTCCCAAGAATATCTTAGCCATGCTGTCCAACACTCCCTTGGCATTGAATATGTCACCCTTCTTAACAGCAGCTTCCAACAATGACTCATAACGGTTATAAAATATATCCTTAAGTCTGGCATGCTCAATGTCAGTGTTGAAATGCATTCTGTCCAAAGCACAGTTGTAATACTCATTCGCTGTCCTATAAGTCATGTTCTTCTGCTGACCACTCTGACTCTCATATTGGGTCTTCATCAACTTCTGAATAATGTCACTCCTTGCAACACCATTGCATATATCACAATATACCTCATCCAACACATCATCAACTTGATTGAACAATGTGCTCCTAGCCCTCTCAGCAAAAGACTCACCCCTCTTGTACCTCTGCAACTTGGAAGGTAATAAATGGTCTTCATCCAACCTATAGTTACCCTTTACCTTTCCCTCAGAATATATATGGTCTTTGCTTAACTTCTGTGGCATAACTTACTTCTTCTTTCCAGCCTTTCTGACGGCTTTAGTTTCCTCTTGTGGACTATCTTCCACCTTATCCTCAGTCTTGGCCTCAGAGAGCCTTTTAAATGTGTTTAATGCCCCCTCCAACTCATTTATCCTTTGTCTGATGCAAGAACCACAATTCGTTGGTGCTGCCCTCTTATCCAAAACTCTGTTATAAACCTCAGTCAACTGTCCACCATCACAATAGAAACCCTTGTTCTTGATGTCAATGAACTTCTCTACCAACTTTACATCTTCATTTGTCCAATTCATAATCACCAAATCCTTTAACTACCAAATTATCAAAATCTGGTTTATTTTCTTTCTTTTCCTTTTTCCAAAACTTGAATTTAAAACTTCTCATTTGTTTCACACCTTTACTGTCTTATTCCTTTGGTCAATCCACATTGCCAATGCATTCAATATTGCCAATATACATCCACCAATTCCTAAATATAAACATGAGAAACTTAACCCCAATGCAATATATGCCCCCATCAAACTCCAAAAGGTTAAACATAATCTGCATATAAACGGCTTATATTGAAGCCAACTTGGTAAGCCCTTAACTTCGGTTATCCAATACCCCCCATAGTTAACCGAGAAGAATATTATAACCATCACAATTATTTCAAATAATATCTCCATATATCAAATAAAATTCCTTCCTTATGTCTTCCTTGCTTATGTTCTGCTGCACCCACTTCTTAACGGTTACAACCTTCTGACGTACCCCCTTGAGACCAGTCTTCTCTGCCAACTTCTTATACGTCATGTCTGGTATCAACTCCTTCAACTTGAACAAATAAAAACTCTCATTGTCAAATTGCTGCTCAACAACCATCATGATATACAACACACTGAAATCCTTGAATAAATCACTAACCACCTTTTGTCTTGCATCTGTAAAATTGGAGTTGTAATAGTCCTCATATAACCCCCCTATGTTATCACTGTTGTAGTTCATGTCTCTCTTCTTTACCTTCGCACTCCTCTTCTCCTCATTAATCAAATTGAAATAACTACGTATCAAATATGATGTAATGCCATAAGCTGATTTGTCCTTTAAATAACCCTTCTTTGATATTGCCTTGTGACATCGTAATATTGATTCATGGAATGCGTCTTCAGAATACTTCATTTTCCTTTGGGCTGATAATAGCTTTAATGTACCCCCCACCTTATCGTAATTATCGTTGATGTAGTTTAAGAATATTGTTGCGTCTTCCATTTCCAATCATATATTACAGCATCATTAATATCCAAGTAGTACCTACGTTCTAGTTTCTGGAGTTTATCATATCCATTGCTCTGTATATCCAATACCTTTTGTTTTGGTTTTGATTTCAATTTATTTAAATTGAATATAACCACAGCATCATTACAGAAGTTAATATAAAGGGGTTCAAGACCAGAGAACTGGTATGCAAGCATTAACTCCAAATACTTGTAATCCTCAATCATTATCGTCTTGTACTTGTTTATTGGTATCAATCTGTGTTTAATCTCAATTGCGAACTTTCTGTTCTTATGTTTTGCTGTACAATCAATCTGTGCTTTCTCTTTCTCTGGTGTTATACTGTCGAATAGATGTTTCTCATAATTAAACTCATACAGTTGTTGTAAGTCTTGTTTTTCATTCATGTCAAAATACTCTTTCATAATTAATCTCATTTATCAATAAATAGTTTATTAAATTAAAAAGTGTTCATAAATGAGACAAAATATTTATATCTATTTATAACTTATTGATTATCAGTGTGTTTATTAGTTATTTGGAACTTCATCTACAGTAGTTCCATTGTATAAAATATAAAGATTTCCATTTATGAAATAAATGGATGATGAAAATGTGTGTGAATTATCTCTTTATATAATGAGACAAAGAGAGAAAAAAGGTGTGTTTAAATGAGACTTAAATTATGTTAAATTATTCTTTGTATTTATTATTTTATTTTGTTTTCTCATTTTCTTTTCATACATTTGCACAGTTAAAACATTGTATTTATTATGGCAAAGTTATCATCAGCAAGTATCAGATTGGTTCAAAAATTGAATCGGATGAACAAAAACAACGAGTTTCCTATTTACATTGTTGTGTGCTTTCATGGTCGAGTTGAGAAGTCCACTGGAGTTTCATGTCTTCAGCGAGATTGGGACAGCAAGCGAGAGGTTGTGAAGCGTAGTTGTGCAAACAGTGTTGTTTTGAACAAGATGTTGTATGACATCAAGCAGAGAGTAATTGAGCGTAAGAATGACTTTGAGTTTCACAGTAAGGTTTACACAGCGAATATGTTGTTGGAGGATTATAGGATTGATTTCAACGGCAATTCCAATGTATTCAAGGATGTTATGAAGTGTTTGATAGATGAGCGTAGGTTAAAGGACAAGACGAAGTATTCTTATGAGTATTGTCATCGCAAGTTGAGTGAGTATTGTGGGAAGGATGATTTTATTGTTGACGAGGTTAATTTGGCTTTCGTCAAGGGATTTCTTTCATGGTGTGATGTAAGTGATGAGACCAAGCGAGGATTATGTGGTTCAATTGCTTCTGTATGGAATTATGCGATTGGAAAGGGTTTGGTTTCATCGTCTGATTATCCATTCAGAGAGTGGAAGTTCACTCAGAAGTTAAAGCCGAAGGGTAGGGATTATTTCTTGGACAAGAGTCATATCAAGAAGTTGATGGATTATTGGTTGGATTTGATTATTGAGAGGGATGGTGGGAACGGTAGTTCCTTGCATTCCAACGGAGTTGGTGTGTCTAACAGATGGCATTACAAGGATGGAGCATGGGAGAAGCTTGGAAATAGGAATTCTAGGGAGTTTGGTATATTATGGTTTTTGTTGATGTACAAGTTGAATGGGAGTGCTCCGATTGAGATAACGAAGTTGAAGGTTAGTGACTGCAAGGCTATTGAGATAAAGGGTGAGCGTTATTGGGCTATTGATTTCAAGCGCAAGAAGAGTGGGACTCAAGTTCAAGTTCGTTGGAAGAGGGATATGTTCTGTGTTATAGGTTTGGAGCATTTCATGGGAAGGAGTGTGAATGGTTATGTATATCCGATAAGGATGAAGGAAACTGTTGATGATTACAAGATGTTGAAGGACAGTTGGCATTGTTCTGAGAATGCTATTAAATGGGTTAGGAGGGCATTTCAGCATATCAATGAGGAAACTATAAGGAAGAATGTTAATGAGGGCTGCAATGAGCCTTTGGTGGAGTGTGAGAGGGTTGTTATGTACACAGCTAGACATTCGTTTGCTTGTCATTATTTGAATTCTGAGGGTTCTACCATTGCTGGTCTTGCAACTCTCATGGCTCGTAGTCCTAATACCATTGCCCAATATGTTCATCAGTTGACCAATGATGAAGAGATTGCTTCGATGGTTGAGAGCATGGTGATATAAATGTTAAAAGGGAACTGTTTTTAGTTCCCTTTTTTTAATTCATATTGATTATTTTCGTTTAAAGCATAGTGTTTTGCTGCTTTTAGGCTGAAATACAGTTTATATCCGCTTTCTTTATCTCCATACAATTTTGATTTTGTCTTTTCTTCTCTTGAGATATGTTTCATATTTGGTGGTATATGGAGTAGATTCCAGACATATACATCTTTTCCATTGTTTACGAAATTGACATAGAGTGGTACTCTTTCATGGTATACCCATTCATCTAGGAGTGAGAAAGCCTTATGTGTCTCGCACATCATTCTTGGGTATATACTATTTCTGTATTTAATCTCTATATTTATTGTCCTACCATCTTCTGTCATTCCGCTTGCGTCTATTGGGTCTTTATCTGTATTACTTTCTCTTCTTTCCAAATTATTCAAGTGGAAAACATCTTCATTGAGCTTTTGGAGAAGTTTGAAGTCATATGCTTCTTGTTTGGCTACATCATACTTTTCCATAGGCTTTAGAATGGTAATGGGTCATTTATTAGTATCTCTTCTGCCTTTTTGTTTTGTTCTAGCTCATATTCTAGCCTACCAATGCACCTTTTAATCTGTTGTGTTGAAAGGTTATCAAAGATGTCTGTTTCTTCTAGTGGTATTGGTTCTGGCCAATTATCCATTTCTTCTGCTTCATCAATTGGTAGTCCAATTGTTTTCATTGAAATTGGTTTTACTGTATGTTCCTTATTCAAGTCATGCACCACATATCCTTCATCAGACATTGCTACAGTGATAAAATGTGAGTCTTTTCCTTTTCCATTGACCTTTGTGTAAATCCAGAGTGGAATCTCAACATATGGTTGGTTAGTGTTTTTCTCATCTTGCTTGAAGATGTAGTAATGTGCTCTTGTTCCGTTCTCTCTTGTGACGGTAGTTGTGATGGATTCTGCTCCATCTAGATTGCTTATTAAAAGCCTTTCAATAATTTTGTCCATAATGTTTATGGTTTTAAAAAATTTATTTTAGAAATGGGTTTAGCCCATTGATTTTTTCATCCAAGGGGTAGAGACTCGTTTCTCTACCCCACATCATACATTTTAAAAAAAACTTAATATAACAAAAAAAACTTATGACAAAGAATCTAAAAATTCCTGTATGTAGATACGCTCAAGGTTAACTGCTGCTTTTGGTATTGAATTCCAATGTGTATAGAGTTTTTGGTACAGAAAGTACTTGAAATCCTTTATTCTTTGTTCTTTGCTTCGAGCTTGGTAAGTTACTTGATGGTTAGAGCAAGGTACTTCGTAGTCGAATCCATTGAAGAGTTTTTTGCAGTCATTATTGAATCTTTTCTCTTGTTTTGTTTCTTTTTCCTTTATTGTTGGCATTGACTGTATTTCTTCCTCAGTTAAAGGTTCATCTGTGTAAACGTATCCTTTTCTTGTGATTTGTTGTTTACCTTCTAGGATATTTCTGATTGTTGCTGTATTCTCCTTTGTTTTGTCTGAGGCTTCATTGATTGAGTTGAAGAATCCTACTAGTTCATGGTTTTTGTAGGCGTAGCAAGCTCTTTTTTGTCTCATATTGATTGGTATTTCTGAAAGTAATCCAGAGTTAACGTCAAGTTAACGCTTGGTATTGGAATCTTAGGTTTAGTCTTTTATACACTCCGTTTCTCTGAGAGATTACATATCCAACTTGAGTTGGAGGCATTTTGAAGTATTCTGCTGCTTCCTTGGTAGTACGGAAGATGGCTATTAGTTTTCCAGTTGTTAGGTCGTAGGCTGCTGTGTTCCTTGGTACGTTAGCTTCATTTATTTTCTTTGGTTTGAGTACAATTGGTTCATTGGAGAAATACAAGTCTTGCTTGAAGTATGGTTTTTGTACTGCTGCATAGTAGTTGATTACTCCTCTCGTTAGGTTGAGATATGAGAATGCCTCCATAACTTCCTTTGTGCTTTCATAGTGTCCAAGGAGTTGTCCAGTGGAATTGCGATAGACCCATTTTGGTACAGCACTGTTATTGGTATTTTGATGTTCTTGTTTCTTTGGGAAGGTCATGCCATTGAACTGTTCTTTTGTTTTATCTATGAGTTCTTGCCATTTATCCCAGTTGATACGACCTTCCCCTCTTGCTTCTGCTTCTTTTAGTTCTTCTATTGAATGGTAATAGTGTTCATCATGTGCTTCAATCCCTTGTTTCTGTCGTTCTTGGAACTCTTTGCTTCTTCTCTTATAATCTTCTAGATGATTGAGTCTGTACTGTCTGAAGTATTCTGTTCTATCCTTTTCCATTGAATTGGTATTTATGTTTTATTTTCCTTGAAGTTTCTTGAAGTCATTAGAGCTTTATCATCCTTCGGCTGCTACGGTTGCTCACAGCGTTGGTATGTAGTATGATGGTCTTCGGTTGTCTATATCCTTACTTGTTCAACAACTTGAAACTTGAAGTCTTTTTTAAATAAATACAAACTCATTTCAAAAAGTTCTCATTTTCCCAAAGTTTTTTTCGTTTCAATGCAAAGATATAAAAAAAAATTGAAAAAAGCAAATATTTCAATGAAAATGTGATGATTTTCTTGAACGAAGTTCAACTTTTTCTGGGATATATACGAGGATATATACATAGTATATATCCGAGAATATATCCTCTTTTTTTATATATTTATATTTGATATATTGTTTGAAAGGGGTGTGGGGGAAACTTTAGATTTTACTTCTCAAATTTGGAATTTTGAGATTTTTTTCATATCTTTGCCAAAATTAACTTAAAAATCGTAAACATATGAAATCAACAGAAGAAAGAAAAGAACAGCTCAAGCATCTTATCAAGAGAAAGGAGAGAATCAGAGCAAAGCATTTGTTATCAATCAAGAAGCATTTGGCTGATGTGAAGATTTGTGAGGATTACATCAAAAAACATCAAACTGAATTAGAAGCTCTACAAGGCGTTAAAAATTGTTAAGTGGACAATGTATCCACCCAAGGGTAGAAAACGTCTCTACGGCTCTGGAAACCATCTTAAATCAAATTTAATAAAACAATTTACAAATATGAAAAAGGAAAATATTGAAGAATTAAAGAAATTGTCAAAGGAAGAATTGGAAAAACTTGCAATTTTATTGTGGGATGATTTGAATCAATATAGGTCAAGGGAACTTGATGAACTGTTTGAGTGTCCAAGAATAAAAGAGAATTATATCAAGCATCTTGAATGTGAAAACGAACGTTTGTCAAAAGCAGTTCATGGTATATATCAAGACATTAAAATGAAATCGTTGAGATTCATGGTTGATGCAAAACCAAATGATGCAACAAGAGACATTTTTTTCAACTGTTTCAAAAAATATATCTCTTAAAATTTGTTAATTTGAAAAATTTTGTATATCTTTGCATTACTACTAGAGGTCAAACGGTTAACACCTTGAGTAGTACATTTGATAATAAGTTTTGTTTTGTTGACTGAGTTGTTCAAGGTTCTCTCATTCAAAAGAACCTTTTAATAATAACTAAAAAAAATACACAGTAAAAAATGGAAAAGAAAGCATTCGTAAGCACACAGTTGCTAGCAGTATTGCCACCAATGGCACTTAAGACTCTAATGTATATCTGTAACTGGCAGAACTCACCAAACGGCATAATGTTATATGAGCATCGTTTTGCCAAGACCTTGAAGATGACAGAGCAAGAGGTTAGATTATGCATTCAGACTCTTATCAATCTCAAGCTGATTGACCTCACAAGGATTGATGGAAAGTGGAGGATTGAGATTAACGTTGATGAGTTTGGTAAGTACCTTAAAATCCCAATGGAGAGGGTTATTGAGCATGATGGTTATAAGATGGCTGACAAGGTTGAATATGAGGCTGTGGAGGAAAATAAACCGTCTTCAATCGAAGATATGAGTGATGATGACCTCAAGAAGTTGTTAATGAGAATCGAAGCTTCATTGTCAGAGAGACAGCAAGTGAAGGAGCTTGTTAAAACTAATGTTCAAAGTGACCTCCCATTTTAGGATATGCAGAAGCGTTATCAATACTGGAGCAAAGAGGGTATACGTTGGACTGAATGGTTCAACTATGATGGAGAGAAATACCCTTATCAACTTGGAAAGAAACTTAGAAATGAGTACAAGGATTCATAGTGTTTTTTTCATAGTATTCTAATATAGATGGGGTTCTAGTCCTCTCACCCAAAGCAGAGGACATTTAACAGAAGCCATTTTTCTGTTCAAGTTGAATTGGAAAATGCGAGTTTAACGAGCCATTTTTCTGTGCGATTTAATATATATTTTCATGACCAATGACAGTTATAGATGCTGTTGTTGGTCATTTTGTTTGTAATCAATTTGGAAGTTTCAATTATTATTTGTATCTTTGCGCCATCAACTTAAAATTTTGGAATTATGATTAGTCATACAAATTTTGAAAGCAACTGCAAAAGAATTGCAAAGGAGATACAAGTGGAATGCAACAATCCAACTTCTAATGCTGTATGCTTGGGTAGTACAGAAGTTATTGTGAGCAAGTCATTGATTCATGACTTCAACACCACAGGTACTAAGAACTACATCAGCGGCATAAACAAGTATCTCAAGGCTTGTAAAGTCACCTATAAGACACATGGCTATGGTCATGGATGGTTTATTATCTTTGACATTGAATTCGATGATGTCGATGCAGAAGTATAGGATTGGTAACTTAAAATTTTGGAATTATGAGTGAAAAGGAAGAGTATGAGTTCAAGGATGGAGGCACTTTGGTGCTTTCAAATGGTGAGGATGGTGTCACTGTTGAGATTAACCTTGGAAAACCAATGATGGGCACTTACAATGACATTAAGAAGTTAGCCAAGGATATTGGAAGATATATAGCCAAGAATCGTCCACAGTTATTTTGGGATGATAGAATAGGTAGCAAAGTTCTAGAACAAGACAGAGAACTTAATAAAGTTGCAATCAGATTAAGACGAATCAATCCCAAATATACAAGAATTGATTACATGGTATGGTTGCATGGTTCAGAATAACATCCCTATCTATCCAAGGGGGACGTTTTAAACGCTTCTTAATATGTCGAATCCTCTGCTTGTGATAAGTGGGGGATTTTTCTTTCTTGTTATTTCTTTCTTTTTATATGCCGACTTAAAATAAAGCCCACAGAGACGTTTGTTTTATCTCTGTGGGTACTTTATAAGGTGAGGTGTTTTCTTGCTGTTGTGGGGCTTAAAAACAGTCTTCTCGTTAATCTTAAATACTTCTTTGATAATTTGGAATTGTTAAATTAAAAATATATCTTTGCAGAAAATACAAATGCTATGGAAATTTGGAGAGATATTAAAGGATACGAAGGTTTGTACCAAGTAAGCAATTATGGAAGAGTTAAGAGTTTGGAAAGGGTAGTGGAAAGAAAAAGTAAATATGGTAAATGTTCAAACTACCGACACAAAAGTAGAATTATAAAGCAATATGCTTTTGATAATTGTGGACATCTTCAAGTAGACCTTCACAAAGATAATACAAAGAATCACAAACAAGTACATCGTTTGGTTGCAGAAGCGTTTATTCCAAACCCAAATAACTATGATGTTGTACACCATAAAGACCATGACGTAAACAACAACAAAGTTGAAAATTTGGAATGGATGGATAAGGGTGAACACACTTCAATGCATACCACTGAATCTTTGGGTAAAACAACCTATCAGTATACTCTTGACGGTAAGCTACTTGCAATCTACATATCGGCAAATGAAGCTGCAAAACAACTTGGTTATAACGTAACTGATATTTCAAGATGTTGTAATGGAGGATTTTATCACAAAGGCAAATGGCATAAAAGAGAAACAAGTGGTGGTTACAGATGGAGCTATACCCCACTGTAACCATGTTCCTTTAACCATTGTGCTTTTTCCTCAGTCCAATCGTTAATCTTGAAATATCTGTTTCCGTATGTCATAAGGAAAGAACGGTAATCTCTATCTCCAGAACCTCTACGAAGTTTGTTCTCACAGTATTCTTGAAGCGATTTAGTGCAATAATGCTTAAAATACGCTACACTATGGTCTACTAGTTGGAAAGGAGAATTACTACATCTATACCCACTTGCATGATACGTTAGTAATGGATTTGTTGCCACATGAGGATTTGAATAGAATATAACTTGAGGTAAACCACCTTTAACAATGCATTTCACATGCATTTCATCAACAAAGTTGTATTGAGACATTGCATTTGGTCTATGTTCTGTGAATCTTTCCTTCAATGGTTTGGTATAATCAGCATATATTTGCCCATTATCTCCAAATTGTGCCCAATTACATACAATTTGTTCCCAATCGCTAGGAAATGATTCAAGAAACTCTGATATATTCTTATGTTTGTTCAAAATCAAATGTTCATCAATGTCGCAATAGAGTATGGCATCGTATTCTTTACCGTACTTTTGGTACATTTCACTATAGCATCGCATTTGATAACCAACCTTGTTTCTGTAATCCTCAATAATTACATATGGGTCATCCTTAAACATTAAAGCAAGGTTTTCATTATCATCATCATGGTCGTTATCACACACAATTACATTGGAGAATCCCAAACCTCGGTAATGGTCTATGAACTCCCTAATGTAATTTCCTTCCAATCTTGCTATACATACAACTGCTGTTCTCATTTGTCCACACATTTAATTTATCTTAGGTTGGTATTCCTCTTGAAAGGCTTATACACTTGATATTGTGGGTTTGGCGCATTCAGCTTTGGATTGCTCTGGCAGCAGCAGTCACAGTTGCAAGCACAAACATCAGCCAAAGGGTAATAAATGTAATGTTCACAAATCCATTTCTTTAATTGGTCTTTCAATACCTCAACTTGGTTTCTCAAGTGTTGGCTTACATAAGTCATGTC